CTCCCCTGCCTCCTTCTTGACCCGGACCGCCTCACGCTCCGTGATCCAGAACTTGAGATCGTCAAGCATCGTCCCCACCCTCGAACAGGTCGATCAGCCGGTTGGTGGGGAACTTGTCCCACTCTAGCACTACCACGTTCCGGCCTGCCGCAGTGAGCTTCCGCTGGAGAGCGTTGATGGGAATGACCCGCTTGCGAGTATTGTCCTCATTCAACGGCTTCAGCTCCCCACGTTCGGCACGGCGAATCTTGACCCTTCTAATGCACTCATCGATGGGAGTATTGAGGAAAGCGAAGATGTGGCGACTGCCCCACTTCTCCGTGATGGCCCCGAGCTTGCCGTAGTAGGTGGAGAGCAAAAGCCCCTCGTACAGCACGTGACCTTCGTCAGCATACTTCTCGATCAACTCGATCTGACGCTCCACAGAGGTCACGCCGTCCATCCCGCCGCACTTGTTCTCATACGGGCCCAGGACGTACAGAGGGCGCTTGAGAGCGGGGTGCTCAACCTTGTACGCTTCGGGCCGCTTGACGGGACCGATGCGGGTGATCTTGTTGGCGTCGTCAAAGATGTCACGAACAAGGGTGGTCTTTCCCGCCCCGCTCGTGCCGTGGATCTTGATAATCATTTCATACTCCTTTCTGTTTAAGAACCCCTATTATACCGGAAACTTATCCTGAGAAGGAACATTCTTATTAAATTGTTCGATGGCGTCGAATAGGTCTTGCTGCTCCCGCCCCTTCTGCTCAAGAACCTTCAAGACCTTGGCATCCATTGTTTTCTCGCCGATCAGGTAGTGGATCACCACCCGCGACTCCGCCTGACCTTGGCGATAGACCCTAGCGTTGGCTTGGTCGTGGAGGTACAAGTCCCATGGGGGGCAGATCCAGAGGATATTCGAGCACGCGCCTTGGAGGTTCAGCCCCACCCCGACTGTTCGCGGGTGGCCGATCAATACTGGGATTGTGCCCTCATTAAAGGCGTTGATAAGAGCGTCCGGGGTCTTAGTCCGCGTTAAGTTGGGAACGCCCCCTAGCGCCTCTTGTAGCCGCTCCTCATCGTGGTTAAACTCGTAAAAGATTAGAAGCGGCGACCCGTTCAAGTCCTCCACAATCCCCTTCACCGCGTTGATCTTCTCATAGTGGATATGCTCCACCCCAGACTCGGTGTACAGTCCCCCATTCGATATCTGCCTACAACGCCCCCCAGCCACCGCGGCATTAGGTGAGCTAACTTTGTCCCCACTAGCAAGGATTGCCAGGAACTCCTTTTCCATGGCTTTGTACACTTTGAACGCTGCCGGGGGGAGGGGGATGGTAATGGGGTTTATGATCAGATCCGGCATGTCGATGTTATCCCTAGCCGACATGCGGAGTACCAGCTTGGCTATCCGACGGTACAGGATGTCCTTATATTGGGGGATGACCTTGTAACTATACCCTGATCTATCGGGCATACAGAACTCGTTGCGGAAGTGAGTAATGAAGTGACCGAGCGAAGCCCCCTGGTCAAGTATGTAGATCTGACTCCATATGTCCTCCAACCCGTTCGGCGATGGCGTGCCTGTTAGAATCCACCTATATGAGAATTCACCAAGCCCCTTCTTGAGCGCCTTGAACCGTTGGCTAGCAGGGTTCTTCCACTCCGCTGACTCATCGATCAAAATCAGGTCATAGCCTGAGGTGAATAACTTTCTGTTCTTGAGGAGGGGAAGGGCTGATTCCGGGTTGATACCGTTGATGAGGGCATCCCCCAGCTGGCGGGTCTGATGCATGTTGTAGTAGGTCATCCCCTCGAAGTCATCCCACTTCTTGATCTCATTAGGCCATACCGTGTACAGCGCCCGGATGGGGGCGATGAGGAGCACCTTCTTGATGTACCCCGCCTCGGCCAACATCTTAATGGCGAACAGGCTAACCGAAGTCTTGCCAAGGCCCATGTCCAAGAACAACCCGGCGTACCTATTCTTCAACAGGAACTCTATGGCCTCCAATTGGTACTTATGAGGGGTGTAGCGCATTTTGCTCCTCCTTGAATCTCCAGATTATGTAGCGGGCGTCGATCAGGTTGTCACATACAAAGATGCGGATATTATGCCGCCGTAGCTGGTCATGAATCTCGAGTTGTATGGCTCGGGGCTTTTCCTTGGCTGCTTTGTATTCTATGAATATGACCCCTCCTCGGTACACATACAACCTATCAGGCCAGCCTACTTGTCCCTTGACGTTAAGCTTCAAGGTCATCATTCCCAGCTCTTTGGCGTAGTCTGATGCCTTGGTCTCTATGCGGCTCTCAAGCTCAGAAGTCCCAAGCACACTCGCCACCCTTGGAGGCTTTGTAGGGGCACCACTTACACGCGCTGTTCGACGGCGTGGCCGGGAATTCTGTGGCGGCATACAGCTTGTCCCACCGCTCCTTCCACGCTGTACGGATGAATGCCTCCAACCCCTTGGGGTAGGATGTTGGGGAAGCCTCTCCCTCAAGATAGAGGGGCGCTACAACCACTTCCTTGACCTCGGGGTAGCGCGAGAAGCCCAGAAGGGCATATACCTCCAGCTGCTCATAGTGGGAGGGGCTGGGCCGACCCGTCTTGAGATCACGGATGTGGAGGATGTCGCCTTCGATCCAGTGGATGTCCACGATGGCCTTGAAGGTCGTCTCGGGAGACTCCTCAAGTTGGAACTCCCACGTATCATCGCGGATGAGCCAAATCTCCTCAGCCCCGGCGCCAAGCTCCTTAGCCCGCTCCAGGATGGGTCTGATCTTCATGAAGTCTACAGTTAGCGACGTGGCTGGAATCTCCCCCTTCAGGAAGCGTTCGCAACCGGTGTGGAGGCGAGTTCCACGTGCCGCGGCAGCCCCAGAGGGGTATTTGATGTCATCGATGTAGGACAGCTTGTACTTGTAGGGGCACTCCTCATACTTGGAGAGTGCGGAATAGCTCGTGCGGGGGATGTTATACATGGTCTTCCATTTCATACCAGTTGGGGCCGACTTCGACCGTTGCGCGCATGGGAATATCAAACTTCCCAGCCTCCATAGCAGCCTTCAGGATGGCTACCTCCTCATCTAAGTGCTCCTTGGACACTGAAATACAGATCTCATCATGGACGGTGGCGAGGAAGCGCCCATACTTTTTGGTCTTGTTGTAGTCTATGATCGCCTGCTTCGTCTGATCGGCAGAGCTACCTTGGATCAAGTAGTTGAGCAGTACGTAGTCCTTGTTCCAAATCCTACCAGTCCGGCTCATTTCCGGTGGGGGAGCATATAGCAGGCGACCGCCCCACGAGCGCACCGGCTCTTTCTGTGAGGCACGGAACTCGACTTGGTCCATGAACTCCTGCACCCCTGTAAGTGCCCTCATATATGAGGAGCGGATACGGGCAGCTTCTGAGGTGGACACCCCCATCCGCTCCGCCATCGTCTTGACCCCCGCCCCGTACAGGATCGAGAATGCAACGATCTTGGTATGCTTACGCTTCAGCGACAGCCCGGTGTTGTCCGATATGATGTCAGCCGCTACCTGATGGATGTCCGCCGCAGGGTCGTTGTCGTACACGTACTTGATTCCACCCTCCGCGAAGTGGCCAAGCATACGAATCTCTTGGGAATGGAAGTCAGCCGACACGAACTCCTCCCCCTCATCCGGCAACACGTACCGGCGCATATGGGGTAGCTCAGGCAGCCCCTCGGGTGCCTTGATACTGAACTCAAGGGGGATATTCTGGAAGTTCGGGTTGGACGACGAGAGCCGCCCGGTCAGCGCCCCATTCTGATCCCCCTTGACCTGATTCCACGCCGGGTGGAGGATGCCGCCGGTAAGTAGTCCCTTCTCATACCAGGGTCGCATGAAGGTGCCGAGGAGCGTCTTGAGCGCCCCACGATAGGCCAGGAGGTGGAACAGCTCGGGGTCAGTTATGACCTGCTCCAGTACATCCCGAGAAGTGCTCAGCCGGCCTGTGGGGGTCTTGGGCCACTCGTCCTCATCGACCGTCATATCAGCCGCCTGCGCCGCCTGGGCTAGCTGCACACCGGAGTCAATGTTAAAGCTGGACAACTCATCCTGTCCCAGGAGGTCATAGGCGCGGCTGGTCACTTCGGCATAGGCCCGCTCATACAGGTCTATGTCGGCCTTGAGGGAGGTCATGTCTATGTGCAGGCCGTCTCTCTCGCTAATGGAGAGGATGGGGGCCAGCTCCCGCTCGCGGTTGTACGGCTCCAGCATCTCCTGCTCCACGATCTTGGGGTACAGGAGGTCATAGAGCATCTTCGTGCGTAGCGTATCGCCCCCAGCGTATGTGCCTACCAGCTCCCCCGGAGCGTCAGCGATATGGGCGCCCCACTTCTTCGTGTTGGACGGCACGATCCCAGCGTTGATAAGCCAGTCCCTCACCGCGGTCTGCTCGTCTGGGGGGAGATTAAGCAGCCGGTCAGCGCTGGGCTTCAAACCCAGAGGAGACAGCGGGTCATTGAGGAACAGGAGGTACATCGTGTCGTGGATACGGAACGGGTCGCCCCACTCGCTCGTGACCTCTGGGAAGAACCTCATCAGCACCGCCATGTCGAAGCGGGCGTTCTGACACAGAAGCTCATGGTCAGAGTTCCACATCCACTGGAGGAGGATGCTCGCAGTCTCCTTGGTACAGTTGTTTCCCGTAGGATGGCCCCAGGCGAGGTAGCAGGCCGGGAGGTCATCGAGCTGGATCGCAACCCCCACCGGCTCAGGTGGGAAGTTGGGATACGGCTCAATGGCCTTGGTCTCGAAGTCAAAGGTGATCATTTTCCTGCGTCGGGATGAGAGAGAAGCTTGATGCCGGAATCGAACAAGTTCTTCATGGCGGCTTGTCTTGCTTCCATACGTGCAATCAAGTCAGAGTTCGCCTTAAGCTGCTGCACAATCTCCTCGTTGTCGATTTCAAGGGACTCAGCCTTCGCTTTGAAAGTGTTACGCTCAGTAACCACAACCGGCTCCTTCCACTTCCACCTGCGCTCCTCGATCTTCCACGTTTTCTCCAGCTCATCATATTGGGGAGCTTCGCTGTTTGCATCATAGCGAAGGGCTTGACGAATTCTCATGAGGTTGTAGGCTTTTCCAAACTTCTGAAAAAGTCCTTCCTGAAGCCCCTCAAGGGAAAAGTGCTCATCGCACCTTTCCTTCAAGAAGATGCTGAGGCGGGTGCGAATATTGTTACGGTAGGTAAGGGTATCATGCTTCGGCTTCATTTTGAAAGCTCCTTAATGGTGGTAAATGCAAGGTTAATTTGAGCAAGAAGCTCGGTGTCCGTCCGAAGTTTCGGTTGGTCGGAATGGTACAGCGATGCGAACATCGCCTTTGCTGCTTTCTGTCCAGCCTCGTTATGGCTGTACATAAGAATTCTGAACTGCTCTATGAGGAACTCTTCTGGCCGACGTTTGGGATCTGATCCTATTGCGGGAAGCTCATACTTGGGCTTTACTTCCGGTTCCGGCTCTGGGTCAGGGAACCGCTCCTTGTCCTCAATCTCTGCTGCTCTCCAATCAGCTATTAACCGCTCTCTGGCTTCCCACGCCTCGTTTTTTAAGCGCCTGTCCTCAGCTTTAGCAGCCGCCCACTCTTCAACAGTGTCGAACCCGGCCTTGACCGCTAGGATGTCATCCCTTCTTACCTGCTCCCCAAACTCCTCAACTACATACTCGAAGTCATCATCTGGAAGGGTGGTGAGTAGGTATAGGCTGTATTGTGCCTTGGGAAGCGAGTTACTAGCGCGGCTAGTAACTCGTTTGTCAGCACCTACGGAAATCATGTTCGATACGGATTGTTGAGACAGTCCGTATCGGTCAGCAATGGATTGTTGGGTGATGTATTCTGGATCGCGCTGATTAACCCCCTCGTTCTTACACAGGAATACCATTTCCTTTGCTGCCTCAACAGTAAAGGTGCCGAACAAGGTATCTAGCTTGTCCCATCTGGACTTACTTGTAGTTACAGCGCTCATCATTTCTGCCTATGTATAGTCGTAGGATCGCTCGGGAGGGGCGGGCCTAGGCCGTACCCCTCCCGACCTTGTTAGAACTTCTTAGCGCCCTTCGCAGGGGCCGCAGCGGGCGATTCGGCGGGGGAATTTACCCCGTTGTCGAAGAGAAGTTCGGTCTCCATCCGCTCAGCCAGGGGCATGACCTGCTCCAGCCAGTGATCATCGAGCAGCTGCACGAACTTGAAGTTCACCTTGAACTGGCTCTTCATGTCAGGCACGGTGGACATCTCGGTGATCACCCCGAACGGCGGACGCTTCACAACGTTGCCGATCTGTTGGACGTACTTGTTCCAGTTCGCCACAGACGTCACCGGAATGCGGGCGAACAGGAAGTCAGCGTTCTCCAGCTCACTCGGGTCGTTGGGGAGGAGAACCATGCCGAGGCGGATGGTGTTCTTGCATGCCTTGCCCTTCCCGCCCTTGGGGTCGCTCTCCCACTCGTTCTTGGGGCAGCTGGCACAGCCTGCCGCATTGACGATCTGGGTCACCTTGCCCAGTACAGGGCCCATGGTGGCCTCGTCATAGCCCACGGCCCAGCAGTCGGCCGACACGACCTTGTTGGGGTCATAAGCCCCAGGGAACCACTGGTTCTCGTGAGCGAACCCGAGCACGATGGCGTTGATCTTGTTACCAGGGGCGGCTTGGCCGTTGAAGGCCAGAACGCCGGACTTGAACGAGATCAGCTTGGCATCGGCCTTGGTCTGGTCCAGCGCCTTCTTTGCAGCAGCCTCCATCATTGCTTTGAAGTCGATGGGGGTAGCGATGTTGGTATTCTCTTGCATGATATTGGTCCTTAGTTAGTTAGAGGATTACGCTTTGCCTCAACCCCCCTTCGGGGGGGGCTGGCAAGGACTACGCTTTGCCCAGGGTGCCCTTCAGCTCCATGACGCGGGCCACGCCAGGAACTTCGTTGCCCTCCTGCCACCGCTCACGCACCCCAGTAAGGGACACGCGGCGCTGGAGGAGGTCAAATGATCCAGTCTCCTTGATGTACTGGTACAGATCGGGGTAGCTGGTCACCTCAGCGGTCTCAACCGGCTTGATCGAGATTTTCCCCAGCTCGCCTTGGACCAGGTCCATGTCGCCGTTCTCCATCTCAGTGATGTAGGCGGCAAGACGTCCATCCTCCTCAGCCTTCATCTTGTCCACATCCTTCTGGAGGGCAATCCGCTCTTGGCGGAGAAGGAACAGTTGGTCGATGCGATACGAAAGAGAGTCAGTCATGCTATTCCCCATATTTCTGATAGATGTCGTCAATGGCAGCGAGGAGCAGCTTGTAGTTTGTATTCTCCTTTTGAGAGATCAGGAACAGATCGTGGGGGAAGTCCCTGTCCTCGGGGTACATCGCATTCTCCAGGAGCATCTTCCACTTGATGGGGAAGTCCCTGAGCGGGACTGAGTTCATCTTGAGCATGTAAAGGCATGCATTCAGTCGCCCATAGTCGTTGGCGGTCGGCTTGTCAACATCGATGCCGAGTTCCTTAATCATCCAGATGGATTGTTCGATGAGGGAAGGGGGAAGGGTGGTCATGCGATTCTCCTGTTAATTAGGATCATACCGGTGATGGGGAGGATGTGATGATCCTCGGTGACGGCTTGCCACATGTAGCCGGCGGCGATAAAGGTGGGGGCGTCCAGCGGGTGGGAAGGAAGGCGACCGTACAGAGCGTCATCCTGCCACTCGGGCTGGAGGGAGGTCGTCATAGGTGACGCCACTCCGGTGGTAGAGAGGGTGGGGCAGTTACAGTGGTACATCGTCAGCTCCTCAGTTAGTCTAGCACTCACGCTAGGGAAACTCTATTATACCGGAGAATTACGATGAGGGGTAACAATCTTCTACCAAATTACGCGATCGCGTATACGTAATATGCGGACCTACACGAAATAAAGACGAGAAATGCCTTTACTTTCTAAAATGCGACGGTATAATTGAGTCATAGCTAGGGTGGTCCTGGCTACAACTAAGGAGAATTACCATGAAACTGCGTCTTACCAATGAAGCTGGTCTCAACGTTCTGCTCGTCGAACATGTCATGCGCAAGGTCGGCACCGACATCACTGTCACCATCGACGGCGTGGAAGGCCTGGCCCGTACCAACGAGAAGCGCAACCTGACCTACGTCACCATCGGCGAGACCGCCATGAGGGTGGCCGCGGTGCTGGAGGACGGCGGCGAATACACCACCAAGGAGTGGGAGGCCAAGGCCAAGCCGGAACCGGAACTGGATGCCGATGGCAACCCGGTCGTCAAGGTCCGCAAGCCGCGTGTCGCCAAGGAGCCGGTTGTGGACGCCGAAGGCAACGTGGTCGAGCCGGTCAAGAAGGTCCGCAAGCCCAAGGCCGTCGTGGCAGAAGCCGAAGCAGCCTGATCTACCTGGGTTCAGAGAATAGCCGCTACCCACAAGGTAGCGGCTATTTCTTTGCCTATCGGAAAGGCGTATACTAGCCGTTCGGTAGGTAAAAAGAAGCCCCCCACAGCGATCAGTCCATGGGGGGCATAGGCGTCAGGGGCAGAGTCCCGACTCATAACACAGTCATAATTCTACCCTGACTTTCTGTGGAAGTAAAGTCAATCGAGGTATTTATTATGGTTCAAGTATCCCCCCTTAATACTCCAACAAACAACTACAAGCGGTGGACCAATAGCTGCGGCCTTACTGATGATGATCTCCTTCGTATGGGGATCAAGCATATTACCAAGGAAGATGCCAGCCAATTCATAGGCTTCATTCCCGATAAGGCATGCGCCGTCATCCCCTACCCAGCCACCACCTTTGTACGGGTCCGCCAGCTATTCGGGCCCAAGGAGGTAGTTGAGAACAAATACCTCTCCCCCAAGAGCAGTGGGTGCTCTCCTGTATATCTCCCGCCCTGGCCCGGTCTTGAGTGGGCGGACATAATGGCCGACCCCTCCATCCCTGTTAGCATTACTGAGGGGGAGGCCAAGAGCTACACCGGCTGCAAGTATGGGGGTACCACTATTGGCATCGCCGGCACCTCCATGATCGCCACGCTCTTTGACGGACAGTGGGCATGGGACGGGCGTGTTGTATCAGTTATCTTTGACCACGACGCCGGGTGCGAAGCTGGGGAGTACAAGCAAGGCAATCACGATGCTCTTGGCAGGCTGTGCAGCCAGCTTATGGCGGTGGGGGCCAATGTAATCGTCATCGACATCGGCAAGGTCTGTAGAGATGTGTCCCGTAAGTGGGGGCTTGACGATTACCTTCTTGATGGGGGAACTTGGGAGACGCTGCTAGGCACGGCCCACGAGCCGCCTGAGTGGTGCTCTCTTCTGGATGAGCTTATGCGCACTTGCGTCTTTGTCGTCGGCACGGACAAGACCCATATCTACAACCTTGTCGACGGCTCCCGTAAGCTGGTAGGAGACTTCCACCAAGCCAACATAAGTAAGCGCCGCCTTGACCGCAGTAATCCAGACAAGCCCCCCAAGGTCGTACAGATCAGCAATACCTGGGTGGAACATAAGAACCGCCCCACCGCGCTGACCTATGAGCTCAACCCACGCTACCCATTCGGCTTGAGGGGCAATATGATCAACCTCTGGCACGGCTACCCCGAATTCAAATTAGGTAGCCGTGCCAAGACTGAGCAAGTTCAGGAGGAGTGGAAGCGGTTTGTGGAGGGGCTGTTTGGGGATCAATGGGAGTGGGTCTGCACGTGGGCGGCTCATATGTTGAATAGGCCTGAGGAGCGCTGTACCCAAGCCGTTATGTTGCTAACTAAGGTTCAAGGCATCGGCAAGTCGCTGTTCGGCGACGTGCTACGCGACCTCACGGGAGTCCATGGGCTGGAGTGCTCGTCAAGTAGGATGTTTGACAAGTTCAACGCCTCCATGGAGGCCAAGACGCTCGTCATGGTGAATGAGCTTGACGTTAAGTTCAACGCCCGTGAGGGCCAGCTTAATGATCTGTTGACTGAGGAGGTGGTTACAGTTGAGCCGAAGGGGAAGGATGCCTTCAACCTAGCCAACCTGCGCCGATGGTATCTTACCACGAACAGTGCGTCACCGTGTAGATTGAGCGCCGGACAGAGGCGGGTGCTCGTTGTACAGCCTCCACGTACTCATGTAGACACCAGAGGCGACTGGGGCGACTGGGTCAGGGATGAGATTGCTGGCTTCCGCAGGGATGACGAGGCGTTGGCCGCGATCCGGCTGTGGTTTGATCAGATCTGGGCAGATTATGGGGAGGGATGGGACAGCACTGCACCCGTCCCGCGCACAGACGCCGCCGACCAACTGGCTGAGGCCTCAATGACTACCAACCAAATCATCGCTGAAAGTGTTATCAGAGAGATGGCGGACATGGATGGAGGGTGGGGAGCCATACACCCTGACTTGAAGAAGTTGAACAATACCATTTGGGGGGAGGTCATGCAGACGATCAAAGCCACTGGAGGGTATGTAGGTCAGAAGAAGGTCAAGGAGGGAGGGAGGGAGGTGTACCTTACCATCTATGACCTTGAGGGTACAATGGAGCGCGTCCGTACTTCCAGCGGGAGCTATAAGATCCACTGCGAGGCTGTGGAAGCCAAAGAAAGGTCAGAAAAGCTACATTTGGCCTTGGAATCCCTTGTGGAGCGCCTAAAACACTAGGGGGGCTACCCCCCTACCCCCTCTGGCTACCCCCCTAGAAAAACCCTTTAGAATTAAGGAGTTGAGTATAAAAGGGGGGTAGGGGGGTAGGGGGGGGTAGTATATAATCAGCGGTAGAAAAAATAGAGACCCTCTTTCATAGGAACGAATTTAGACCCCCTACCCCCCCGCCCCCCCCTACCCCCCCCCCTGCCTGTGATTATGCCTTTTCCACCCCCATTTCCACCCACAAGAGCACGTGGCTGATGTTCCTCACCTACCAATCTACACGCCCGAGCATGGCCCTCCACGATCGCTCGCAGACCGCCCCCGCTACCCCTACAGACTCCCCCAGGAGGCCACTACAGGGCACCGTAGCGGGCTTTCAGGGGTAGGTGGGCATCTACCCCTTCCCGACGCCTAGCGCCTCTCCTGCGAGCACACATAGGCAATGATGCGCATAGAAATGGCCCCGAAGGGCCAAGGAGGATTGCAGGAGCGGATTGGCTACCCTATGCCTACCCAGAGGGCGGTAAAGGAGGCAACAGCCCAGAGGATCAGGATGGCGCCCTCTCCCCCGCGTCTCATGTTGACCGCCCCCAAGCTGCACGAAGGATGTTACCCAGGGTCATCCGCTGGTGGCCGATGTTCAGGTGGGCATACCGGGCCAGGCTGGTACCCTTGGGCAGCCCACGAATCTCATCCACCCACTCGCCCAGGACTTCGTTGGGGACGCCACGCATACGCAGCGCGGCAGCGTCACCGTTGTCCCAGCCGATGGTGCCGTTGGGTAGGGTGTACGACTCGTAGCGAGCGGTCTTGGCCATCAAGATGGTCTTGGTCATGGTGCTGGCCATCAGAAGAGCCTCCAGGTGGCCACGCGCTCCAGCCAAGAGGTGCGCATCAGGGGCGGCTTGGGCAGCTTGGCCAGCAGGTTCAGCGTGGGGCGCTCAGCCCAGCCCACCAGGGCCAGTAGGCCTATGTACAGGGGCACTACGATGTTGAGAAAGAGGACGATGGCCACCAGCACGATGGCGATGGAGATGAGAAAGATCATAGCAGACTCCTTGGGAGACCGCCCCCGAAGGGGCGGTGGTTGGGATTAGGCGGCGAGCCAGGATTCAGTGGCGGGGGTGACAGCCTCGATCTCAGGGGCCAGCGTCTTGGGCTTGCGGGCCTTCTTGGCGGCAGGCTTGGGGGCGGCGATCTCAGCCATCGCGGCCACGAAGTCAGCCGGCACCTCGACGCCCACAGGAGCGTTGATCTCAGCATCGGTTGCCTTGGCCGCCACGGGGGCAACCTTGCGGGTCTTCACGAAGGAGTCATACGAGCAGTCGGCCACCAACTCGGCAGCGATCCGGCCACCGACCATCTCGCCATCGATGTTCAGGTGCAGGTAGGTCAGTTCGCGGTGCGGGTTATAGATCACCCACTGGATCTCACCATCGATCACGACCTGGCGCTGCTCGCCAACCTTGCGGATGACGTACGGGGTAAAGGTCACTTCCTTGGTACCGATGAGGAGGGCACGGCGGGCAGCAACAACGGGGGCGGTAGTAGCAGTCATTTCAATCTCCAGTAGCACCGGCCAGAATTAGCCGATGAATCAAGTGTACTCCGACGGTATGAAAAGTAAAGGCATTTCGGGGTAAAAGGGTACATTTATAGCTAAGACTTTCGCCCCCATCTGGGGGATGAGGTAAGTGATTCCTTATGTGAGGCCGATGGCTTTCATGACTATGGCGGTGGGCAGGGTTGATAGGCCAACGCTATGCTAGTCAATAGCTATGGTTCGGGGCAGTAGTGATAGGCAGCAGCTATGGCGGCAGGCATGCTGCCTGGTTGGATGACCCCCCCAGCACCAGCGTGGTGGCCCCGGTCTGGTATCGTATAGCACCCCCTCATATATTGATCAGTTTCTATGGACATACCGACGGTATATATAGGCCTCATATTAGCCCACCCTCGTGAGTTGATCAATTTCTATGGACATACCATTAGTATACAGAAGCCCGCGCGCGAGATGCCCCTTTACTTTCCAATAAAACAGGCGTATCCTATGGGGTATGGAGCTACTACAGCAACAGGAGTGCGAAGAGATTGAGGTTATACCCTCATCGGGAAGCGAAGCGACCCAATATGAGGAGGGTCCAGACCTCATGGAGCAGTTCGCCCCCAGGGATCAGCTCTCCCAAGAGGTCATTCAGCTCGCCCAATACGCCATCCGCAAGCGGCAGTCTCGCTCCCAATCTGTAAAGCAGAACATCATAGAGCAGTTCAATACCACCTTCACACTGATAGGGGGTGTCCCCCGATTGGCGCTGTGGGCTGACAAGAACCCAACGGCATTCTATGCCTTGTACTCCAAGATGATCCCTGCCGCGGTGAAGATTGACTCCTCATCGCTTGATCCTAATGCTCTCCACGAGGATGACTTGAAGGACATCAGCACTGACAAGCTGAAGCTGATGCTGTTCAAACAAGCAGCTGCCTTGGAACCCAACTACGATGGCAGTTGACGCAAGACAGCTCCTCCACCAGCTGGAACAGAGGGACCAAGCAAGAACGTCCCTTGCCCACTATGCCAGCTACATGGACATCGGTATCCCCGCTGCCCACCACCACCTGATCTGTGACGCCATTGACGAGCTTCTGGATGACCTCTGGGATGAGTTGATCATATTGGCTCCCCCAGGCTCGGCTAAGTCAACATACACCTCCATTGCCTTGCCCTCATACTTCATGGGCAGGTTCCCCAAGGGTCACATATTGACTGCCTCCTACAGCACTGAGCTGGCGGAGAAGTGGGGCCGACGGGTGAGGAATATTGTTGATACCCCCACCTTCAAAGCCTTGTTTAGCGTGTCTCTGTCCAAGGACGCGACTGCTGCGACCCGCTGGGCTACCAATGAGGGTGGGGAGTTCTATGGTGCCGGTGTGGGCTCAGGCATCTTGGGCTTCCGTGCGGACTTGGCGGTGATCGATGACCCCATCTCAGGTTTTGAGCAAGCTCAGAGTATCACGCAACTGTCCAAGATTCACAACTGGTACGAGACAGACTTCATCACCCGCCTGAAGCCCCAAGGCAAGGTTGTACTGATCTGCCAACGGCTGGCCAGGAATGACTTGGCTGGCTACCTGATCGACCGGAACATCACCTCCCCCACAAGACGCCAGCGGATATTGACACTGCCAATGATTGCCACAGCCAATGACCCTCTTGGGCGGCAACCGGGGGAGCGGCTGTGGCCTGAGTGGTACACCCAAGAGATGGTCATTGACGCCCAACGGGACGACTACAAGTGGAAGACCCTGTACCAGCAGGAGCCGCCGGCTGATGAGGGGAGCTGGGTCAGTACTGAGGAGGTGCAATTCCGTGAGTCACCAATCAACCCCTCCACCACATATGGCATGTCAGACTTGGCTCTGTCAGTCAATACAGGGGACTACACTGTACACATCGTTGTGGCAGTTGACGCTGACGGAGACTGGGACATCCTTGAGGCTAGGCGGGCACGAACAGATCCTGACTCGTCCGCCACCACGCTCGTGGCCCTTTGCCAGGCCCATCGACCTCAAGAATGGTTGATTGACGATGACAACGCCTCAAAAGTGTTCGGGCCGCTGGTGGCGACGAAGGCGCGGCAAGTTGGTACCAATGTACCTTGGAAGCCCATGCCGATGCGGGGGCAGGACAAGGAGACCCGCGCTGCCCCGCTGCGTGGTCAGTTCAAAAGACGCAAGGTGTATATGCCCCCCAACGCTCCCTGGACTTCATGGCTCACCAAGGAGCTGCTGCAATTCCCGAACGCACTGGGCCAGGGAGTGGATGACGGCGTTGATGCCCTCGGCCTGATGGGTCGCCGCCTGCTCCAGATCTCCCGCCCACAACTAACCGTGGTAAAGTCCCTCCCCACCACTGCTGATATGACCCTCGATGAGTTGTTCGAGGATATGCCCAAAGTTTCCAATGTGAGGTTGTAATGTCAACTGAATCCGCATACGCATCATCCCGCATCAAGTCTGTCGAAGAGGCAGACAAGACCCTTGACTCCCGCTATCGCCGTTGGAACGACGAGATCACCATGGCGGAAAAGGAATTTGACAACTTCCGCAAGCAGGGGCGCACAACTGTTCGGCGTTACAAGGACGAGCGGGACTCGGTTGATGGCAGCGAGCGCAAGTTCAACATCTTCACCGCCAACGTCAGCATCCTGGAAGCCTCGCTGTACGCCAAGATTCCCAAGGTGAGTGTCAGCCGGCGCTTTGGACAGTCGATGGACGACCCCGCCCGCGTGGCCGGCCTGATGCTCCAGAACGCCATCATGCAGGACATTGACGAGCCGGAATGCGACTTCGATCAAGTCATGAAGGATGCCGTGCAGGACCGCCTGGTGCCCGGCCTGGGCGTTGCGTGGCTGCGCCTGGAGACAGACACCGAGGAGGAGACACTGGAGGAACAGTGGGACGACCTCAGTGGCGAACTGATCCAAGAGGCTGCCACATTCGAGCGCGTGAAGCGGCAAGAGGTCATGATCGAGCACGTGTTCTGGGAGGACTTCCTGTACTCCCCTTGCCGGACGTGGAAAGAGCGCCGTTGGGTGGCTCGCCGGGTCTATATGGACAGGGATGCCCTGGAAAAACGGTTCCCCGAGGCAGGCGATCAAATCCCGCTGGACTTCAACCCGCGCAGCACCATGTCGGGTGGTCAGTCCAATGAGCCAAAGAACGACATCCTCCAGAAAGCCATGATCTATGAGATCTGGGATCGCCAGAAGCGCAAGGTCATCTGGATCTCAAAAGCCTGGCCGGAAATCCTCGATGAAGTGGATGACCCGCTCAAGCTGGAGGATTTCGAGCCATGTCCCAAGCCGCTGTTCGCCCTGACGACCACCTCGAACTGTATCCCCACCAACGATTTCGTCATCTTCCAGGACCAGTACAACGAACTGGACCTGGTGAACAACCGCATCTCGCTGCTGGTCCAGGCATGCAAGGTCGTCGGGGTCTATGACTCGGCTGCCACCGGCATTCAGCGCATGCTCCAGCAGGGCAGCGAGAACACCATGATCCCTGTGGATAACTGGGCGATGTTTGCCGAGAAGGGTGGTGTCAAGGGTGCTGTCGACTGGCTGCCGCTGGACACAGTCATTCAGGCTATGGAGCGGCTGCGTCAGGCCCGTGAGGACATCAAGGGGCAAATCTACGAACTCACCGGCATCAGTGACATCGTGCGGGGCAACACCAAGGCCAGCGAGACCCTCGGCGCGCAGAACCTCAAGGCACAGTTCGCCTCGATGCAGATTCAGACCCGTCAGGACCAGGTGGCACGCTTCGCGCAGGACATCCTCCGCATCAAGGGCGAGATCATCTGCCGCCACTTCGTCCCTGAACAGATTCTCAAGCTGGCCAACATGGAGTTTTACCTCGAAGGTCAGAACGCCCCACTGGTCCATGCCGCTGTCAAGCTGCTCAAGGGCGACCACGAGGAGTTCGAGTGGCGGGTGAATGTCCAGGCTGACAGCCTCGCCATGGCCGACCATGCCATCGAGAAGCAGGAGAAGGTGGAATTCACCAACGCTGTTGCCACGTTCCTCCAGTCGGCTGCGACCACCATGAAGGCGATGCCCGACACGGCACCCATCCTGTTCGAGACTCTCAAATTCGCCATCAGCGGCTTCCGGGGCAGTCAGGAACTGGAGGGCGTCATCGATCAGAACCTTCAACAGATCATGCAGAAGATTCAGAACCCGCCCCCGCCCCCGCCTGACCCGGCTGTTGAGAAGGCGAAGATGGACATGCAAATGGCGCAACAGACGCACCAACTGGACATGCAGGCGAAACAGGCCGACATGCAGATGGCGCGTGAGAAGATGCAGATGGACACGCAAATGAAGCAGCAGGAGCTTGCCTTCAAGCAAGCCATGCACCAGATGGATTTGGATCAAGCGGAAGTAATCAACCATCAGAAGATGGTGCAGGACCGGGAGAAGTTCGACCAGCAGATTGCCCAGGACAGCGCCAAGGGCATGATCGAGATCACCAAGGCGGCGCGTGAAGATAAGGAGAAATCGGAATGAGCATCTGGCAAGACGTGAGCTACAAGCACAAGTCGGGGGTGTGGGAGCGGAACCTCCACACAGGCGAGGAGCGGCGGGTGGATAAGCCGATGGCGGTTCTCCCCGAGGAGGCAATTGTTCCCCTTGAGGAGCACGTGGTCATCAAGCCCAAGCCGGCCCCCAAGAAGAACTGGAAGAACAATGCCGCGTAGGTCGTTCGTCCAAATCAACGGCAAGCTCTATGAAAGGGGCGTGGATGTTATTCCCGAAGAAGAAACCAGTCGTCAGGCCGGTCCGCGTGTCATGGCCGACCTCCCGGACTTTGTATCGCCGATTGATGGCAAGGTCTATTCTGGTCGTGCTGGCATGCGCGATCATTGCGCTCGCCACGATGTGGTTCCTACGCGAGACCTTGCAGGGCTACCAGTAGGTCCGCAGCAAATTCAACCTGACCGGAACGCTATCCGGCAGGAACTCAAAAAACTGTACTACAAATAAAAGGAAAATGTCATGGATGATCTGCGCTCTGCCCTAGAATCGGCTGTCGAGGAACACTCGGAACCTGAGACCCCCTCTGCTCCGGTCGAGACTGTTGCCGCCCCTGAAACTGCCTCTCCTGCTCCCTCTCAGGATGACGGCGGTGCAGAGGCACCCACCGAAACGACGGCGGAGCGCGGATCACCAGACGCTCACAAGTCCATCGAGGAGGTTGCCAATGAACCCGTTGTGGATAAGCCAGCAGACAAGCCTGGCCCTGACCCTCGCGTTGATCGCGCCCCCCAGTCCTGGAAGGGTGACGCCAAGCGGGTCTGGGCTGAACTCCCCCTCAACGTCAGACAAGAAGTCATCCGGCGCGAGCGCGACACCACCAAAATCCTCCAGGAGTCTGCCGAAATAAGGCAGCGGGGGGATGCTGTACGGGACGTGCTAACCCCCCACATGGACCGCATCAACGCCATGTACCAGGGCAACCCGATCACGGCCATCAACAACCTGCTCGGCGTTGAGCGGGTGCTGGTCAGTGGCGACCCGGCGGCGAAGGTCAATCTGGTTGCCAACATGATCAAGCACTTTGGCATCGACCTCGTGTCGTTGGACCGGGCGCTGGTCGGTCAGCCGATGACCCCGGAGGTGGAGCAACAGTCAAGCATCGAGAAGATGCTGGAGCAGAAGCTCGCCCCCTTCCAACAGTTCATCCAGAGCCAACAGCAACGGGAGCAAGAGCAGCGGGTCAAGCAAGAGCAGGAGGTTGCTCACACAGTCGAGTCCATGGCTTCTGATCCCAACTTCCCCTACTTCAGCGAAGTCAGATCTGATATGGCCGATTTAATCGACCTCGCAGCGAAAAAAGGGCTTTACTTATCATTAGAGCAGGCGTATAATAAGGCTGTAAGGATTAATGACGACACCTACCAGGCGTCGTCGGGACGTGAATCCTCACAGGCAGCTACCCAAGCCGCCCTGCAAGCCCACCAAGCGGCGCAACGCGCCAAAGGAGCCGCAGTCTCAGTGAGCGGTTCGCCCTCGATGCCCGGTGGCAACTCAGGAAATCCAAGTGATCTGCGCGGAACCATCGCCGGACTTTTGGGTGAGACAGGGAACAGGATATGAGCGACTACGTTAGCATGATAGTCAAGCAAATCCTCGGCCCCGGTCATGTGACCGAGGACGCGAACCCGACACCCAAAGCGTTCAGGGGAATTCCTATGCCAGTTGGAGGTGTCCCGCCTGCGACACCCGCCGGAACCAGAGTGTTCACCGGAAGTCCCGCAAGCACTATCCCTCAACCCAAATAGGAGATTCAAATGGCCTTCGCCAATCCCTCGATCAGTGATGTCATCGCGACCACGATCCAGAACCGTTCCGGCATCATTGCCGACAACGTCACCAAGAACAACGCTCTGCTCTCCCGCCTCAAGCAGCGTGGCAACATCAAGAAGTTCTCCGGCGGTAACGTCATCCTGCAAGAACTGTCGTTCGCCGAGAACGCCAACGCTGGCTACTACAGCGGCTATGAGACCCTGCCGGTCGCCGCGCAGGATGTCATCTCCGCTGCCCAGTACGACATCAAGCAGGCTGCCTGCCCCGTCACCATCAGTGGCTTGGAGCAACTCCAGAACGCTGGCAAGGAACAGATCATCGACCTGCTGGAAGGCCGCATCGCTGTCGCCGAATCCACCATGGCCAACCTGATCTCGTCCGGCCTGTACTCGGATGGCACCGGCTTCGGCGGCAAGGAAATCACTGGCCTGAACCTGCAAGTGCCGATCAACCCCGCTACCGGCTCACCGGGCGGCATCGACCGTGGCACGTGGAACTTCTGGCGCTCCAAGTTCTTCGACTTCACCACCGATGGTGGCGCTGTCGTGTCGTCCTCGAACATCCAGACGTACATGAACAAGCTCTGGGCACAGTTGGTTCGCGGCAATGACCGTCCTGACCTGGTGATCGTTGACAGCGTCCTGTGGGGCTTCTACATGAACTCCCTGCAAGCCATCCAGCGTTTCACCTCCAGCGAGTCGGCCACTCTTGGCTTCGTCACCACGAAGTTCATGGACGCTGACGTGGTGCTCGACGGCGGTATCGGCGGGTTCTGCCCGGCGAACACCGGCTTCATGCTGAACACCAAGTACCTGTTCTATCGCCCGCACGCTCAACGCGACATGGTGGCGCTGTCTCCGGGCAAGCGTTACTCGGTCAACCAGGACGCCGAAGTGCAAATCCTGGCTTGGGCTGGCAACCTGACGGCTTCCGGTCTGCAATTCCAAGGCCGCATGAGCGACTAAGGCTTTGGTCTCCCCCGTTACCTTCCTGTGTGGTTGGTGTTCGGGCGGGGGAGACCATCTTCTCTTGAAAGGAGAACAGCATGGCAGGAGTAGCAGGAGCAGTAATCGGCCTTGCATCGGGCGCACAAGCCAACCTCGCGGGGGCGCAAGCCTTGCTCGATGCTGGCACGGTCGGTCGTGGTTGCACGACTAACTTCATCGGGTTCGGTCTGGGCAAGACCTCGCAGGAACCGCTGCCGGAGGACTTCAACGCCACGGATGATACCGTGACGCTGGCGATCACGGGCGGTGCGGACTACGAGCCGACCTACACGGCCATCCCAGGTAACACGACGGCTGAAACGCTGTCGTGGGTTGATACGACGCCCCCGTAATGCTGCCGGGACTTCGCACCGCGCAAGGGGTGCTATACGTCACCACAGTCGCCCCTGTCGCGAGTGATCCTCGCGTTGGGGGCGTAGCTGTGACTGCCGCTGGCTCCATCCGGGCAGCCGTGAATGGAATCCCACAAGCATTCGCTAACGCACATGGAGTGCGGAACAATGGTGCGCTGTGTGTCAATACCGCAGGCACACAGGTTAGCAACCACGTGAATGGCCTGCCGGTCAATTCTGTGGGGCAGCTTGTTTGCCAGTTGAACCAGACCCCCGCACCGTCTGACCCGTATGTTGGTGGCATCCGTGTGGGGCCGCTTGGAGGGGTGTACATCACAGACGCCGCCCCCACGCCCCCTTTTAGCTTTTCCACTGGTTTCAATGACGGGTACTTCTGATGGCTCGCAAATCAATCGTTGAACTGATCGCTCAGGCGACTGCCGACTTCCCCGACAACGTGACCGGGCTGATCACGCCCGCCAAGCTGCGGACGTGGGCCATCGACTTCCTGAATGCAATCGCCCCGGCCTACGGGTATCTGACCCTCACCGGCCCGCTGACGCAGACGTTCGGCCTGTCCCCGGCGCTGGTCGTGTTCCAGGCAGCGTTTAACAGCGACCCGTCCCAGACGACTGCGGCTGTCCCGGCCTCGACTGTGATCAAGGTGGAGCGCGGCAACGTTACTGTCAACTTCACGATGGACTTCGAGGCAACCAATGGGCGCTTCATCTCCTTCCAACTGTTCAAGGATGGGGCTGCGACCGGCTGGCGCACTACGGGCAACGGGGCTGGCGCGGGCAACCCTGTGGGTGTCGCCCTGACCGCTGTCGACTACTCCTCCACCCCCGGTGCGGTCTATGATATTCGCGCCACGGCTGAGATTGCTGGAGTCAGCACCGTCATGAGCAACGGGGCACTGGTCGTTCAGGTCGATCCGGTCCGCAACTTCACGTAAGGAACAGTCATGATTAGCAGAAACAGTTGGGGACCGGGCGGCATGCAATGGTTCAATGGTGAGCCTTTGACAAAGGGGAAGCGGCTTGGGCTTGGAGACCCCAACTGGTTGTCAGGGGGTCAGCCGAATGAAAGCTACCAGCCAACGGTTACTCCGGGCATCAACACTCCGCCGCCGATGCCTGGTCCTGCTCCCACGCAACAGACCGCGCCCGCGCCGGCAGCAACGCCTGTCGCCACGCCCGACCAGTCGCCGTCCCTGAACCAGACCATCACGCAGGCGATGCAACCGACCAATAGTGCTGTGGGTCAGAACCCGGCTCCACTTTCCGGCTTTCCGGGACAGTTGCCACAGCAAGCCGGCCTCACGCAGCCTCAACAGTCGCAGTCGCAGTACGGGTTCCAACCGCAACAGACCCAGACAGTGCTTGATACGCTCCGTCAGGGGGCACAAATTCAGTAACGGGCTGGCATGCCCCGTTTCCCTGCATTGCCAACTACAAGGAGAATAGCCATGAACCAAATGATGCAAGGTGGTCTGCCCACCTACGATGACGCCGCGAACCTCGCCAACCAGGCACGGTTCGCAATGGACCACAAGCTGTACGTCCAGTTCTACATCCGTCCCGTGATGAACAACTTTCGCTCAAGTGAGGAAGGTCGCCCCATCTACGAGGAACAGGAGTACATTCGCATCATCGTTCCTGGCGACTCCAAGACGACTGTCGATTGCCCGGTGGATGACATCTTCCGCATGCGGTTCGAGAAGCAGTACAGCAAGTTCAAGAAGGGGCTGGAGCAGGCTGTCGACGGCACCCCGCTGGAGATGTGGCCCCAGATGACTGTTGGTCTCTGCGCCGAACTCAAGGCCATGAATGTCTCGACCGTGGAACAGTTGGCTTCCCTCGACGACGGCAAGGCCCAGAAGATCATGGGCAGCTATGACCTCCGGCGCAAGGCCCAGGCGTTCCTCGATGCCGCGCAGGGCGAAGCCGCCAACAACAAGATGGTGGCCGAACTGACCAAGCGCGACGACGAAATCACCCTGCTCAAAAACCAGATGGCAGAACTGATGAAGTCTGCGGCATCCGCAAAAGCAACCGCGAAGGCATAACCCATGCAAGGTAACGCGCTCCAGATCGCACAACAGGCAGCAATGGAACTGGGCCTTCCGGCTCCGACTGAGCTTGTTACCTCCAAAGAGCAGACCAGCATTCAGTTGCTCGGTCTGCTCAACGCTGCTGGCAACGAACTGCTCAACGCCTTCGAGTGGCAGTTCCTCAACAAGACGTTCATCCTGACGACCGAGGCGGACAAGGGCAAATACCCGATCCCTGCCGACGTGTCGCGGATCATCAATCAAACCTTGTGGGACTACGGCAACCGTCGTCCTGCATACGGCCCTGTCAGCTCACAAGGCTGGCAGGTGCTGACCAATGCCCTGATCTCTGTTGGCCCGTTCGCCCGCTACCGGGTGGTGGACAACAGCATCGAAATCCTGCCGGTGCCCAAGAACCCCGGCCACGTGTTCGACTACCAGTACATCAGCAACGGGTGGGTGCAGACCTTCCTCGACCCGGCTATCTTTGGCCCGTTCATCACCAACGACAAGGACACCATCCTGTACGACTTCTGGCTGACGGTCAAGCTGCTCAAGCTCAAGATGTGGCAAGCTAAGGGGTTGGAGACCACGAACCTGGTGGCCGACTTCGCCCGCACGTTCGATGCCCTCACCGGCATGGATCATGGCGCTCCGGTGCTCGGCCTGGCCAACTCGTTCAAGACCCCGTGGCTGACCATGTACAACGTGCCAGACGGCAACTGGAACACAGGCGCTCTCTGATGCCGCGTCCCCCGACCCGTCCCGCCATGCGCCAGATCAGCGGCAGCACGACAGTCCCGGCCCCAACCGGCGGGCTGAATGCTATCTCGCCCATCTCCAACATGGCCGAGACCGACGCGATCATCATGCGGAACTTCTTCCCTGAGCCATTTGGCTGCCGGGTGCGGAAGGGCTACAAGCAACACGCTACCGGACTTGATGGCGCAGTCGCCTCGATCCTGACCTATCTCAGTCAGACCGGCACCAACATCATCTTCGCTGTCGACCAGTCCAAGGTGTATGACGTGACGGCACCGGGCGATTACTCGGCAGCAATAGAGGTCTGCGACTCCACGAACCCTTGGTGGCAGCACACCAACTTCGCCACCCCGTCCGGCACCCACATGATTGCCTTCAACGGGGCAGATGACGGCATCCTCTGGTCGAGCGACGGGCTGCACCGGCTGGTCAGCGGTGATGGCACGACTGCCGACACGTGGAAGAACATCGACCCCAAGAAGCTCGTCGTGCCGGTCATTCACCAGCGCCGGCTGTGGGCGGTCGAGATTGCAAGCACAAAGGCGTGGTATCTCCCCGCCGAACAGGTTTGGGGCGATGCCAAGTTCTTTGACTTCGGCCCCGTTTTCTCTCGTGGCGGCTTCCTCCAGACGCTTGTGGTCTACACCCAGGACAGCGGTTACGGCCCAGATGACTATCTGGTGGCCATCTCGTCGGCTGGCGAGTGCGCCATCTACAAGGGCACCGATCCCGACAGCCTTGAGACATGGGGCTTGGTCGGCATCTTCTACATCGGCTCCACCTTCACCCGCCGTTGTGCTGTCCGCTTCGGCGGTGACGTTGCCATCCTGACCCAGTACGGCCTCATCACAGTTGGCTCCATCGCCAAGCCGACCGAGTACAGCGTGCTCGACAACGCCCTGTCGCAGAAAGTCCAGTACCTCATCAGTGAGGTCATCAGCGAGGGCAGCTACCGCTCAGGCTGGTCGCTCGTGTTCCACCCCGGCATCAACATGATGCTCATCAACGTCCCCGGCGTCGTGCCGAGTCAGACGTTCCAGCTTGCCTACAACACGCTGACGAAGGCATGGAGCATCTTTGAGGGGCAGGTTGCATATACCTGGTACTCGGTGTTCGACTCCCTCCTGTTCGGGGGCGAGAACACGCTGTACCGCGCTTGGGAAGGCAACCTGGACAACGTGCCGCTGGACGGTGAAGGGGGAGACCTCATCACCGCCCAGGTGCAACAGGCGTTCAGCTACTTCAAGCTGCCGGGCGAACTCAAGCACTACAAGATGTTCCGCCCCACGTTCTTGTACGCGGGCAAGTTCGACTTCCAGGCCGGGGCGAACATGAACTTCGACTTCGCCACCCTGCCCCCGCCCGCCAGTTTCAGCTTGGCCAACTTCGGTGTGTGGAACGAGTCCCTGTGGGGAGATGATGTGTGGGCTGGCGGTTCGCAGAGCGACAAGCAATGGATCAGCATCATCGGCATCGGCTACGCTGCCGCCATTCGTATGATCGTCAAGACCGGCAGCGACCTGACCTGGGTCAGCACCGACTGGCTCATGGAGAAGGGAGGCGTGGTATGAACGATCTTACTACATTTGCTAATCTACTCCCCGCCCTGCCGGAAGGCATAAACCTAGCCAGCCGCGAAGGCATCATGGCTATGGAGCATGCGCTCTGTGCGGTGTTTGAACCGGGCGAGAACGAGGACGTGTTCCCCCTCACCCACCGCTTTGCTGACAACGTGTATGCTCGGGAGATTCTGCTCCCCGCCGGCACAATCGTCATCGGCAAGATTCACCGTTACGGGCATCTGAACATCATCACCAAAGGCCATGTGTCGGTGCTGACTGAGGATGGAGTTGAGGAGCTACGCGCCCCACTTACGTTCATCAGCAAGCCCGGCACGAAGCGGGTGGTGTATGCCCACGAAGATACCGTCTGGACCACCATTCACGGCACCCGCCATACTGACGTGAAAAAGGTTGAGGACGACATTATCTGCAAGACGTTCGCTGAATACGACCGCTTGCTGCAACTTGAGGAGAAACCATAATGGCATGGGCAGCAATCGGCGGGGCAGTAATCGGCACAGCAGGCTCGATTTATTCGGCCAACCAACAGAAGAAGGCAGCCAAGAACGCGGCGAACCAACCATCTGCCGGCGAAGCGGCTCAGGCTGCCAATCAACAGTCGTGGACTGACATCGACCGGGTGAATGCGCTCAACCGCGAGAACGCCCTGTGGACGCAGCAGCAGAACATGGCTGCTCAAGACAAAAACATGATCGACTCCAGCAACCAGTGGGGTTCGACCAGCCGTGAGCGCGACCCGGTTACTGGTGAGTTGAAACAGACCTCCTCGCTGGCAGGCCCGTGGAAAGACATTGCTGACCAGGGTGCGACGCAGTATGGTCAGATGCAGGGTGCCCTCGGCAGCGGCTTCAACGTCAACAGCGACTACATGAACGCCCTCCGCGCCCAACTGCAACCGGGCTATGACCAGATGGCTGCCGCCCAACGCAATCGGGCTGCTGCCATGGGAACCGGCTTCAACTCCGGGGCGGCGAATGCCGGCATGGAGGACCAACTGGGTCGCAACTTCAACGATATGAACCAGAAGGCAGTCCTCGGCGGCTACGAAGCATGGCTCAAGGATCAGGCCAACAGTCGCTCGAACATGGGTGCGCTCATGTCAGGCCAGCAAGGCATGAAGGGACTGTCGCAGCAAGACGCATGGGCCAATCAGCAGACCCCGTTTGTGGCACAGCCCACAGTCGGTCAGCCTCAGAACGCCACCATGCAAGCCGCGCAAGAGGACTATCTGCGCTCGCAACAGAACGCCGCCAATCAGGCGGGCGCTGGAGCAGGGTGGGGCAACGCGCTTGGCTCCATCGGGTCGGCCCTCGGCAACAAGGACTTGCAGGCGGGCATAAGCAACTGGTGGAATGGCGCTGGAACCGCCCCCGGATGGTCTCCAAATGAAGGCCCGCAAATTCCTGGGGCCAGTGACCCGTATTGGGGTCCGCAACAGCCCTCAACCGGGTTTGATTGGTAATCACCATGCCCAACTACGCTGACCCCAACATCGACTTCGGGCTGGAGCAGGAGCTTCTCATCAAGGCTCTGAAAGAGTCCGAGGCGCAACGTGCTTCACGCCTGCGCTCTGCCCCTGTCACCTCAGCAGGTCGCTTCCAGATCACGCCCGAGTCGTCCGCTGGCGGGCAGATCGCCGCCGGTCTGGATCGCATCGTAGGCAACATCACCAAGCCCCAAGTCGAGCAGAGCATGCGCGACCTGCGGGGTGAGGAGACACGCCGCTACGATGAACTGTCTCGCCAGATGAACGAGCCGGGAACAGTTGATTATGATGACCCGGAGTCGCTGGCTGCCGACAACACTCGCCGGATGGGTGTAGCTAGTGAGCTGAGCAAGTTGCCGATGGCGAAGCAGATGGCCCAGACCTATCTGACCAAGGGTGCCGGCTTCCCCGAGACCCTGGCACTGCTCAAGACCAAGCAGATTGAGGCTGGTCAGCAAAACGCTGCTCGTCTTCAAGAGTCCGCCCGGATTGCCCAAGAGCGTCAGGAATCCCGCGAACAACAAGCTGAGGCCAACCGTATCAACGCCCGGTTGATCGCTAGTGGCGCCCAAGGGCTTCAGCAGCAGCGCGTGGATATGGCTCGTGAGGCAGCGGATACCAAGAAGGGAGAAGTTCAGGACAAGAAGCAAAAGGCGTATGAGGCATCTATAAGCGCCCTGGCCCCCATCGAGGCCAGCTTGAGCGGGCTTCTCACGGCCCCCGATAGCAAGGGCAAGCGCACTATCACCCCCGAGTTGGAAGCCTACACTGGCAACTGGGATCAGTACATGCCTGAAGCTGCCCTCAAGCAATCCACGGTAGATGCCGGGGCGAAGTTGGGGGCGTTGAAGGATCAGATTACCATGATCAACTTGGCCCAGGCCAAGCAGGCGGTCGGTCAATCCTTCGGCTCCATGCAGGTCAAGGAGTGGGACAAGTTCGTCAATACCCTCTCCAGTCTTAACCGGAACCAGGGCAAGGAGCAACTGTCCCAATCCCTCAACTATATAAATGACTATATCACGAAGCACAAGGCTGAGCTTGAGACGGCTATGAAGGCTGGCAGCGGCGGCGGGGGTGGTAGTGACGTCAAGCGGCCTGCTGGAGTTGATCCTACTGCAACTGTGAAAGAGCGCAAGATGTTGAGTGATGGAAGTGTAGGAATCATTTGGTCTGATGGCTCAAGGACCAAGGAGCGGTAATGATCAACGAATGGGAAGATTCTGACGTATCTCCAAGCCCCATTACGCCGAAGCTGTTGGACGCCGTCAGGCACGTCGAGAGTCGGGGCAACCCCAAAGCTGTCTCCCCCGCAGGCGCTCGTGGCCCTTACCAGTTCATGCCGGGAACAGCCAAGCAGTATGGGCTTGCTGATCCTCATGATGAGCCGTCTGCACGACAGGCTGCGGAACGCTACTTGACTGATCTTACCAAGAAGTTTGGGGGAGATACGGACAAGGCGCTTCTGGCCTACAACTGGGGACCGGGAAATGTTGAGCGGCATCTGAAAACAGGTGGGCCGATGCCTGTTGAGGCCCAGCAGTATGTTGGAAAGGTACGGGCTGCTGAGGGCAGACCGCGTGCCCCCGTATCTGAGTGGTCCGATGATGACATCGCCCCCGCCCCCCGCCTTGCTGACCGGGCGAAGCAAGTTGCCGCTCCCTCCCTCAAGGACACGATGGCGGAGCAAACTAATCAGGACATCGGTACTGCCCTTAGTACAGGCATAGCCAATTCTGCTTCCAGGACGGTGCGTGCCCTCGGCACCACTCTCCTCCCCAAGTCGGCAGAGGAGTGGGTTGAAAAGAAGGGCTGGATGCCAACGGCTCGTGACATCGCCCTTCTCAGTCACGGTACCCAATCCTCCCCCACCGCCACCGGGGCGTCGATTGCTGGAGACATTGCTACAGAGATCCTCCCTGCCTCAAGAGCCATGAAGGGTGCAGCTACTTTCAAGCAAGCCCTCCCCCGAGCGGCTGCTTTGGGGGGAACTATCGGCGGGATGCGCGCTGAGGGTGACCTTGAGGACATCGCTACGGGCGCGGGACTCGGGGCGCTAGGGGGAGTAGCCGGGGAGGGCGCAGGGCGTCTCCTAGCGCGTGCGGTAACGCCTACGGTCGCTGCTACGGACGAGGCGAAGCGCCTAATGGCTCGGGGTATCTTCCCCACCCTCGGTGATGCCGCGGACAAGGGTACGGTCACAGGAAAGGTTCTCAAGTTCCTTGAGGGTCAAGCTGAGACGATGCCTGTTGCAGGTATGACTCAGCGGGCGGCGAAGGAGGGTGTACAAAGACAACTGCTTCAAGAAGCCGCTGGGATGGCAGTCCCTCCTGGGCGTACCCTTCCCCAAGGGACTCGCAACCAAATGCTTGATGAGCTTCAGAGGATGAATTCTCAGGAGTTCTCCAAGGCATTGGAGGGTACGTCTGTAAAGGCCACTCACCGTCTCAAGAGGATTGTTGACTCCTCCATCGACACCATGAAGGTGAAGCATGGGGTGTCCGATGATGTGGCAGATGACATCAAGCAGGAGATGAACAAGAAGTTCTGGGCGGGCGTCAGGGGCGGGGAAGCGTCAGGTCAGAACGTGTTCAACGCTACTGAGGACATGTTCAAGGGACTCAGCGCGGCCCAGGGTAGCACGGCTGCAAAACAGTTGGTTAATGAGGTTGCCCTTGGATTCAAGAACCATCTGAACAGTGTTGCACAGAAGCAAGGATTTGACCTTGAGGGCGTTCGCAAGTCTGCCGCGGTTGCCCATGCGCTTCGTGCGGCTGGGGGGTCTGAGGAGGGCATTACCGGTGCTCAATTGATGCATGGGGTCCGTAGTAACAACCGGGCTACCAACTCCGTTGATGCAACCTATGACCTCCAAAAGCTCGCTGAAGATGCTTCCAATTCTGTTACCCGCTCGCGTGGGGCGTTTGGCTCCCATAACCCCCTTCAGCTTGTTCGTAACGTTGTTGGGAATACAGTTGGAGCGGCTCCAATTTTGGCCTATGGCGGGGTGAACAACAGTAAATGGCTCAAGGAGCGATTGCTCAGAGACCCCAAGTATAGAGCTACAATTATCAAGGCGCTTCAAGCCCCATCCACCCTCGCAGGGACACATACGATGATTGACAAGGAGCAAGACAATGCCCCGTAATTCCCAAGGAGTATATTCACTCCCCGCCGGCAACCCGGTTGTCGACGGCACCCTGATCGAGACCACGTGGGCCAACCCCACTATGTCGGACATTGCGGCTGCCCTCACCGGGTCGCTCCCCCGCGACGGCAGCGCCGGCATGACCGGGCCGCTGATCCTGGCCCGTGACGGTGTGCTCAACCTGGAGGCGGTGACGGTCCAGCAGATGCAGTCGTCGCTTGGTGGGGCGGGCAACTTCCTGCCTGCCGGTACGGTCCAACTGTTCGCCATGAACATCATCCCGAGTGGGTGGTTGGAGTGTAACGGGGCAGCGATCAGCCGGGCCACCTACGCCCAACTGTTCAACACCATCGGCACGACCTACGGGGCAGGCGACGGCAGCATCACCTTCAACATCCCCGACATGCGCGGCCAGTTCGCTCGTGGATGGGACAACGGTAGGGGCGTCGATCCGGGTCGGGTACTTGGCTCGCAACAGGCACCCGCCAACCAGAACCACACCCACGTGGCGACCGTCACCAACCCGACGCACACCCACACGGTCAGTGACCCAGGACACACCCACTCCCTGAATGACCCTGGTCATAGTCACACCGCCACGGACTCGGGACACACTCACCTTGTCCCGATGAAGACGCTCACAAGCGACAACATCATCGGGGTGGGCACCAGCCTTTTCACTCCAGAAACCTTCGACCCGATGGAGACCGCAACCGAGCTTGGGTTTGCCAACATCACCGTGGGGACGCGGGGCACAGGCGTTGCTGTATTCGGCGCTGCTACCGGCATTGGTGTCGCGGCTGCTGCCCAGGCAACGACTGTCACCAACGCCGGTGAGGGGTCCGAGGCTCGCCCGACCAACCTGGCCATGGTGTATTGCATCAAGGTGTTTGGTGCCGTTCAGACAGATGGCCTTGGTACGATGGCCTTCCAGAATGCCGATGCTGTTGCCATCACCGCTGGCTCAGGGGTGTTCACCTCCCTCCAGTGCACGACTGCTCCGGTCAACCCCAACGACGTTGCCCGCCTGTCCGACATTGGCAACCAGTTGGCCGACATCTTCTCCAGCGACCCACAAGTGCTGTTGGTGGACAAGACCAACCCGACCAATCCGATCCTTCGCCCGCAGACCAACGTGCCGAACGGCATGGTGAAGTTGGACGCGGCTGGCTTCGTGCCCAACAGCGTCCTGACTGTCTCCGACCTGACCTTCATGGGTACGTGGGATGCGTTCCCCGGTCTGCTCCCCACAGGCACCTTTGCTACAGGCGACTACTACATCATCGACGTGGCTGGCACGCTGACCCTGGAGACCTCTGGCGGCTCGGCTGCGGTGCCCTGCAACATCGGCGACAGCATCATCTACAAGACGACCCCGGTTGCCGGCTGGTGGCATCAGCCCGCTGCGGTCGCGTCAAACCTCCCCGCCACGGCCATCAGCTTCGCTCCCGAGGGCACCATCATTGCCACCAACGTCCAGGCAGCCATCGCCGAACTGGACGGGGAAACACAGGCATCGCTGGCCCTCAAGTCGGACATCACGACAACCGTTACCCAGACCAGTATCATCGGCGCGGCGAACATTCCTGCCGGTCTGGTCACTGACCGCCCTGCTGTCCCGGCCAATGGTCAGTTTCGCTACAATAGCACGGATGGCGTGTTCGAGGGCTACACCCCGAACGGGTGGGGACAAGTCGGTGGGGGCCAGATGTACGGCACCGCCCAGGTCAAGGCCATCTTCTACAACAGCACCACTATCGGGGAGAACCTCACAGTGAAAACAGGCGAGAACGGCGGCAGCTTTGGCCCCGTCACGGTCAACAACGGCTTCACCGTCACGGTCGAAGCGGGCAGCGTTTGGAGCATTGTATGAGCACGAAAATCTCAGGTGACACCGGCATTGACGTTGCTCAACTGCGCCCCGCCGATGGCGACCCTGTGGCGATGACGATTGCCGCTGATGGCAAGGTGGCGTTTCCGCAGAACCCCGTTCCGGCATTTATCGCCACAGTCAATACGCAGGCCATTGCAGGGGGAGTTGTAACAATATTGACCTGCACGGAAACCTTCGACCCGCTGAACCAGTTTGCTGACAACAAATTTACTCCGCAGGTTGCAGGGCTGTATCAGGTCAATGCCAATTTGGCGAATAACATATCCGACAACTGGTGCGGGGCATACCTGTACAAAAACGGTGTTCAATTTGCTATCAATATCGTTCCCGGACTTCCTGCTCCACTTGGCGGCAGTGCGCGGCCTTGCATCTCACAACTGGTAAGCATGAATGGCACAACCGATTATCTGAATGTTGCCGGGTACAATTCCATCGACGGATTCTCAATTAACTCTGGACTGTTCAGTGCCGCACTTGTGAGGGCCGCATAATGTCGCTAATCAAAGCAATCAAGGCCCAACTGGGCCTCTCCGTCACCCCGGCCAACAACTTCACGCTGGACGCCTCTGCCAACAACGGTACGATGAAACTCGCCCGGAACAGCGGGCAGG